CAGCAACACCGGTAAAGCTAATGACGGAGATATGTCAGGATGTGATCAACGATATCCTTGTCGTATAGCTCGTTCTGTGCGAGATATCCGTCATAAATTCCTACCTCGCCGTTTTAGACGTGCAGGACAGCATTTGTACAACTCGATCTATGCGGGAGTTGCTGTTGTCCTTGGTGGAGCTTATAGAGCTTACGGTAATAAGAGTGGTTGGAATAATACTGGAGATGACAATTCTCTGCAACTATGGGAATGCCTCATAATGGCCTCCTACGCCTTATACCCTTTTAAAGAGTGGTATGAGGTGTGGTTAGGCTTGATAAATGGGGATGACCTAATAGTTTCTATGCAAGAGGAAGGATATAACTTCTTTGAATTATGCCGCTGGTTGAAAGACCATGTGGGTGTAGTCATTGAGGCTATAGACTGGACTCCTCGTCCTGTCACCGACTGTATTTATCTCAGTCACCACTTAGAATGGAGGTATGTCTCTGGGTTTGGAGACTTCCTCGTTGCTGCTGGTAACTGGTCTAAGTTGATGAGCTCTATCAACTGGATCAAGACAAACCCAAACTTGACCTTTGAGGAGTCATGTGTGGCTCATCTGGTTGGGATTCGCATGTGCCTATTTCCTTGGTCTCTGGAATTCGAGCGTATCGATAGTTTGTTATCCGACTATCTCAAGAACATTGAGAAAACTCGGTTTATCAAAGATGTCCTTATTGCTCGCTTCACAGAGGAAGATATGGCCAGATTGCATCTCAGAGTTGAGGGTTATTTTTTCCCAAAACTCACACCAGACGTTAGACAGGTGCTTAAAGGAGCACTCCGCCTGTTTAATGAAGGTGTCCACTATGACTTTGACAAAATCTCAAAAGGCAAGAAGAGCAGCCGCGCGTAGAAACGCACGGCAACAGGTGGTCGCGCAGAGACGCGGTGCACCACAAAGACCACCAGCTCAGGTGGCTCGACGCAATCGTCGAACTCGTCCGATGCGGGGGGTGCGGTCTCCCAGCATGTTGCTGGCAGCATCTCTCTTGAATCCCTTTGCAGTCGAGGGCTGCATTCCTGATGGCTCTCGTAACAAAGGATGTTTCTCTATTAGAGAAATGTTTACCCTCATAACTGGAACTGGAACTGCTTGTTCCTTTGTGATGACTCCCTCTCTGCGTTCGTCTTATTACACAGACTCGGGGTCAGCCAATCAAGCTTTCCTGCTTCCTACTGGTTCTGCTTATATACAAGCCAACCAGTATGCGGCTGTACAAGGTCTCTACGACCGCTTCCGCCTCGTCTCCGCAAGTATAAAAGTTCGCTTTACTGGCAATGATCTTAATAATCAAGGCCAGTTCATACTTGCGCAGATGCCTGCGGGTTCCAATGCCAATATCCTCAATGGAATCAATGCTGGGCAAATTTCAC